ATGATGTTCGATTTCCTGCGGCGCGGGGCACAAGCCCCGCAGGAACAGAAGGCCTCGGCCGCCGGCCGGGTGATGGCGCGCAGCCCGATGGGCAGTATCGCGGGCGGGCAGGTCGCCTGGACGCCGCGGGATACCGGTTCGCTGACCCGCGCGGGGTTTCTCGGCAATCCCGTCTGCTTCCGCGCGGTCAAGCTCATCGCGGAATCCGCCGCCGCCCTGCCGCTCATCCTGCAGGATAGCGAGCGTCGCTATGACCGCCATCCCGTTCTCGACCTCATCCGCCGCCCGAATGGCGGTCAGGGCCGGGCGGAGCTGTTCGAGGCGCTCTTCGGTCAGATCCTGCTGACCGGCGACGGATATGTGGAGGCGGTCTCCGGCTCCGCGCGCATCCCGGTGGAGCTTCATGTGCTCCGCTCCGACCGCATGGTGCTGGTCCCGGGGCGGGACGGCTGGCCTGTCGCCTATGACTACACCGTGGGCGGCGCCAAGCTGCGCTTCGACATGACTGGCGAGACGCAGCCCATCTGCCATATCCGTGCCTTCCACCCGCAGGACGACCATTACGGTTTCTCGCCGCTTCAGGCCGCCGCGACCGCGCTTGACGTGCATTCGAGCGCTTCCCGCTGGTCCAAGGCGCTGCTCGACAATGCCGCGCGCCCCTCCGGCGCCATCGTCTACAAGGGCGCGGACGGGCAGGCGGCGCTGACGCCCGATCAGTATGACCGGCTGGTCACCGAGATGGAGATGCACCATCAGGGCGCGCGGAATGCCGGGCGGCCCATGCTGCTGGAAGGCGGCCTGGACTGGAAGCCGATGGGTTTCAGCCCCTCCGACATGGAGTTCCACCAGACGAAGGAAGCCGCCGCGCGGGAGATCGCCACCGCCTTCGGCGTGCCGCCCATGCTGCTCGGCATCCGGGGGGACGCGACCTATGCGAATTATCAGGAGGCCAACCGCGCCTTCTTCCGCCTGACGGTGCTGCCGCTGGTGACGAAGGTGACGGCCGCCGTCTCCTTCTGGCTGTCCGATTTCACCGGTGAGCCGGTGGAGCTGCGCCCCGATCTGGATCAGGTGCCGGCTTTGGCCGACGAACGCGACCAGCAATGGAAGCGCGTGGGCGAGGCGGCGTTCCTGACCGATGTGGAGAAACGCGCGCTCCTCGGCCTGCCGCGTCTGGCGGAGTGAGGCCGTGACGCGGCCGAAAGGCGGATCGCGCTTCCTCTACGACAGTTTCGACGCGGCCGCCCTCAGGATCGAGGCGAACGAACGCGTCGCGGAGGAGCGCTGGAGCGCGCTCGAATACCGGCTGGGCCAGATCGAAACGGCGCTGGAGCGGCTGGAGAAGCGCATGTGGGTCGGCGTCTACGGGATCGCCGCCTTCATGCTGGCGAAAGGGGCGGAGGCGCTGGTCGCCGCCGCCATGCGATGAGGGGATCAGGAATGCAGGCGGAAGGGGAACTCGAACGCAAGTTCGCGGTGCCGGGCGCGCTGACGGTGACGGACGGTACGAGGATCGAGGGTTACGCCTCCGTCTTCGGCGTCCGGGACCGGGGCGGCGATGTGGTGATGCCGGGGGCCTATGCCGCGTCGCTTGCGCGCATGGCAGCGGCGGGGCGCCGGGTGAAACTGCTGTGGCAGCACGACGCCGCCCAGCCCATCGGCGTCTGGGACGAGATCGCCGAGGATGGCCACGGCCTGCGCGTCAAGGGACGGTTGCTGACCGAGGTCGGCCGGGGCCGCGAGGCGGTGGCGTTGCTGGAGGCAGGGGCCATCGACGGCCTCTCCATCGGTTACCGGACGCTCCGCAGCGATCGCGGCCCGGAGGGAGAGCGTCGGCTCCACACGCTCGATCTGTGGGAGGTGTCGCTCGTCACCTTCCCGATGCTGCCGGAGGCGCGGGTCGCGCAGAAGGCGGTCGAGACGGACATCGCCTCGCTTGTCAGGCGCATGACCGGAGAGATGCGCGCCGCCCGCACGCGGCTCGCCAGCAGCGCAACAACCACCGTCAGGAGGGACGAATGACAGAGATCGCGCCGGGGCCGCTGAAGACGGCCATCACCGGCTTCATGAGTGAATTCAAGGACTTTCAGGGCGATATCGCCAAGGCTTTGCAACAACAGGAAGAGCGTCTGAACATGCTGGATCGCAAATCTCTCACCGCCCGTCGTCCCGCCCTTTCCGGCGCGGAGGAGGCAGGCGCCCCCCATCTGAAGGCTTTTGACGCCTATCTGCGCACCGGTGACGATGCGGGCCTGCGCGGGCTGGTGCTGGAGGGCAAGGGCCTCAACACGCAGGTCAACGGCGAGGGCGGTTTCCTGGTTGACGGCCAGACCGCAGACCGGATCCGCGCCACGCTGGGCGGCACCGCCTCCCTTCGTGCGGTGGCGACGGTGGTGAATGTCGAGGCAGGCTCCTTCGACGTGCTGGTGGATCAGTCCGACATCGGCTCCGGCTGGATGGCGGAGACGGAGGTGATGGAGGAGGCCCATACCCCGCAGATCGAACGCATCTCGATCCGCCTGCATGAGCTTTCCGCCATGCCCAAGGCCTCCCAGCGGCTGCTGGACGACAGCGCCTTCGATATCGAGGGCTGGCTCGCCGAACGCATCGCCGACCGCTTCGCCCGGGCGGAGGCGCAAGCCTTCATCTCCGGCGACGGGGAGCAGAAGCCGAAGGGGATCCTCGCCCATCCGACCGTCCCCGCCGATGCCTGGGAATGGGGCCGGATCGGCTATGTGCCCACCGGGGCCGCGGGCGATTTCGCCGATGTGAATCCGGCGGATGCCATCGTGGACCTCGTCTATGCGCTTTCCGCCCGCTACCGCGCGAACGCGACCTTCGTGATGAACTCCAAGACCGCCGGTGCCGTGCGCAAGATGAAGGACACGGATGGCCGTTTCCTGTGGTCGGACGGGCTGGCGGCGGCGGAGCCCGCACGGCTCATGGGCTATCCCGTGCTGATCGCGGAGGACATGCCGGACATCGGTCCCGGCGCCACGGCCATCGCCTTTGGGGATTTCCACGCGGGCTACACCATTGCGGAACGGCCTGACCTGCGGGTGCTGCGCGATCCGTTCTCGGCAAAGCCGCATGTGCTGTTCTACGCCTCCAAGCGCGTGGGCGGCGACGTGAGCGACTTCGACGCCATCAAGCTGCTGAAGTTCGCGACCCAGTAACGGCAACAGCCATCGGGCGGCCCTGCGGCTGCCCGTATCTCCCGCGCCTTCGGGCATGGGCGAACGGACGCGCGCCGGGGATCCCGTCGTCCAGTCTCCTCCTCCGCCCGGGCGGACGGGAGGCGCGCGTCCGGCACGCCGGAGGAAGGCGGCACCCGCCGCCGCAACCGGCAGCAAAACAGCGGAGAGAAAACACAGACATGCGGAAATCGGGGGACAAGCGATGATGTTGACGGAACGCGCGGCGGTGCCAGCCTCCGCCCTGCCGGTGGGCGCGCTGATCGACCACCTGCGTCTTGGCACCGGCTTCGAGGGAGAGGCGCAGAGCGATGCGCTGGCGGAGGGGTATCTGCGCCGGGCCATCGCGGCGGTGGAACGGCGCACGGGCAAGGCGCTACTGACGCGGGAGTTCACGCTCACACTCTCCCGCTGGCGCGATGCGGCGGCGGAGCCGCTGCCGCTTGCCCCCGTCGGCCGCGTGGTCTCCGTCACGATGACGGACCGGGCGGGGCGGGAAAGCGTGGTCGCGGAGAGCCGGTGGCGCCTTATCCGCGATCTCCAGCGTCCACGCCTTGCCGCGACCGGGGCGGCCTTGCCCGCCGTCCCCCCGGGGGGCGGTGTGGAGGTGCTGTTCGAGGCCGGTTTTGGCGGCTGGGAACAGGTACCCGGCGATCTGGCGCAGGCGGTGCTGCTGCTTGCCGCCCAGTATCACGAGCTGCGGGAGGAGCGGGAGACCGGCCGTCCGATGCCCTTCGGGGTGGAGGCGCTGCTTCAGCCCTGGCGCACCGTGCGCCTGCTGGGGGGTGCGCGATGAGGCGGCTTACCCGACGCCTCGACCTTGAGGGAGAGGAGCGCGTCGCCGATGGCGCGGGCGGCTATGCGAGCCGGTGGCGTACGCTGGGCCGCGTCTGGGCGGAGGTGAAGCCCGGTGCCGGGCGAGAGGCCGGCGCGGAGTTCCTGACCATCGCCACCGTGCCCTATCGCGTCACCGTCCGCGCAGCGCCGCCCGGCGATCCGCGCCGCCCCGTCGCCGGGCAGCGCTTCCGGGCGGGCAGCCGTCCGCTTCGCATCCTCGCCGTGGCCGAGGCGGACCGGGCGGGGCTCTACCTCACCTGTCACTGCCACGAGGAGGTGCCGTCATGAGCTATGGAACCGCAGGCGCGCTGCAGGCGGCGATCTGGGAGCGGCTGGCGGGCGATGCAGCCCTGTCGGCGCTGATCGGCGGGGCCGTGCATGATGCGCTGCCCGCTGGCGCGCTGCCGGAAACCTACGTGGCTCTTGGCCCGGAGGAGGTGCGCGACCGCTCCGACCAGACCCACCGGGGCGCGGAGCATGACGTGACGCTGAGCGTGGTGACGGCAAGGGCGGGTCTCGGCCGTGCGAAGGAGGTGGCCGCGCGCGTGTCGGACGCACTGCTGGCGACGCCGCTCACCCTCGCCCGCGGGCAGGTCGTCGGGCTGTGGTTCCTCCGCGCCCGTGCGCGACGGATCGACAACGGCGCCGGGCGGCGGGTGGACCTCACCTTCCGTGCGCTCGTGGAGGATACGGAGACGTGAGGCACAAGGGCAGACACGAGCGCCACCCTGTGCATCGACCATGTGCACCAGACCACGAACGGCGGTCGGACCTGACCTGCTACGCGCGGGTGGCGAAGAACGGAAAGTGACGCTGAACCGGGGTCGCCATGCCGGATCGTGTGCTCTCGCGGAGCTGCGTCGAAGGCTGGATGCGAGTTTGTTCGCCATTGGGAAATGACAACCGCCCACCATCCGGCCGCTCCGGCGCCGCGAACCGGCGGGCACTCCGGACAATCTGAAGCGAATTCATGCCGCCGGCGCACCGGCGGATTGATCAGACGCGCCCTTTAGCGGCGCAGGACAAGGGAGATGATAGATGGCGGCACAGAACGGCAGGGACCTGCTCATCAAGATCAATGTGGCGGGGGCGTATCAGACCCTTGCGGGGCTTCGGGCGACCCGCATCGCCTTCAACGCCGAGACGGTGGATGTCACCAGCCTCGAAAGTTCGGGCGGCTGGCGGGAGCTGCTGGCGGGGGCGGGGGTGCGCTCGGCCAGCGTTTCCGGCTCGGGCGTCTTTCGGGACACGGCGGCGGATGAACGCGCCCGCGCGCTGTTCTTCTCGGGCGAGATCCCCCGCATTCAGGTGCTGATCCCCAGTTTCGGCACCGTGGAGGGTCCGTTCCAGATCACCGCGCTCGAATATTCCGGCAGACACAATGGCGAGGCGACCTATGAGCTCTCGCTCGCCTCGGCGGGCCAGGTCGGTTTCACGGCGCTCTGATGGCGAATGCATGGGCGGGAGAGGTCGCGCTGGTCATCGACGGGCGGCGGCATGTGCTGAAACTGACGCTGGGTTCGCTGGCGGAGATGGAGGCGGCGCTGCCCGACGAAAGCCTCCCCTCCCTCGTCCGCCGGTTCGAGGAGGGGCGCTTCACCACGCGGGACGTGCTGGCGCTGATCGTCGCGGGCCTGCGCGGCGGCGGCTGGCAGGGGACCGCGGCGGAGTTGCGCGGGGCGGAGATCGCGGGCGGCCCCGCTGGCGCGGCAAAGGTTGCGGCGCGGTTGCTGGTTGCGGCCTTTGCTCCCGATGCGTGAGCGGGGGTTTGACTGGGCAGGGTTGCTCCGCGCCGGGCTGCGCGCGGGGCTGATGCCGGCGCAGGTCTGGACGCTCACCCCCTGGGAGCTCGCGCTTCTCACGGGGCGAAGCGGCGCGGAAGCGACCTTGGGGAGAACGGGGCTGGAGGCGCTGATGCGCGCCTTCCCCGATCATCCCGCGCCCGATGAGTCCAGGCAAGGTGAGTCCAGGCCCCATGACCCCAGGCCCAATGAGTCCATGCCCGATGACCGCATGGATCACGAGCCCACTGATGAACGGATGGAGGGACAGGATGACGGCGATTGATGCGCTGGCCGATGAGATCGCGGCGCTGGAGGTGAGCCTGGGCGGTGCCCGGACGATGGCCGCGGCCTTTGACGGCGAATTGCAGGGAATGCGGGCGAGCCTTGCCGGAACCGCCCGGGAAAGCGCGCGACTGTCCGATGGCATGGGCCGTGGCCTTCGCCGTGCCTTCGACGGCATCGCGCTGAACGGCGAGAAGCTGTCGGATGCACTGGAGGGGCTGGGCCGCTCCATGGTGAACACGGTCTACAACATGGCCATGCAGCCGGTGCAGCGCGCGGCGGGGGACATGCTTTCCGGCGGGGTGGAGGCAGCGGTCGCGGCCTTCCTGCCCTTTGCCACGGGCGGCGGTTTCGCCGGGGGCAGGGTCATGCCCTTTGCCCGTGGCGGCGTGGTTTCCGCGCCCACCACCTTCCCGATGCGGGGCGGCGCCACCGGCCTGATGGGCGAGGCGGGGCCGGAGGCGATCCTGCCGCTCGCGCGCGGGGCGGACGGCAGTCTTGGCGTACGTGCGGGCGGCGGGCAGGCGGTCAACGTCACTGTCAATGTCACCACGCCCGACGTAGAGGGCTTCCGCCGCAGCCGGAGCCAGATCGCCGCGGAGATGGGGCGCGCCCTCTCCCGCGGGCAACGCAACCGCTAAGGAGGGTTCGATGGCCTTTCACGAAGTGCTCTACCCCGCGCGGCTGAGCTATGGCTCCACCGGCGGTCCGGAACGGCGAACCGAAATCGTCACGCTCTCCAACGGGTTCGAGGAACGCAACAGTCCCTGGGCGCATTCCCGGAGGCGCTATGACGCGGGCGGGGGCCTGCGCTCGCTTGACGATGTGGCGGTGCTCGTCGCCTTCTTCGAGGCGCGGATGGGGCGGCTGCACGGCTTCCGGTGGAAGGACTGGGCCGATTACAAATCCTGCCCTCCCAGCGCCGCGATCCGCGCGACGGATCAGCAGATCGGCACGGGCGACGGGGTGCAGCGGTCGTTTCCCCTGACAAAGCGCTATGCCTCCGCCGGGTCGTCTTATCTCCGCCCGATCACGAAGCCCGTCGCAGGCAGCCTCCGCGTCGCGATGGATGGGCGGGAGGTCACCGCCTGGGAAGCGGACCCGGCGCAGGGTGTTGTGACCTTCACCGCTCCGCCTGCTGTGGGGGTGAGCATCACCGCGGGCTACGAGTTCGACGTGCCGGTACGCTTCGACACCGATCAGATCCGCACCTCCGTCGCGACCTTTCAGGCGGGCGAAGTGCCCGATGTGCCAGTCGTGGAGCTGCGGCTGTGAGGTGGCGGGGACCGCCCGGCATCGCCCATGCGGCGGGAGACCGCACCGGCAGCAGATCCCTCGGCAACCGGTCATGGCGCCACGACCCCCTGTGCCACGGATGGCCCGATGCAGAGGGTCAAACGCACTCTGGCGCGTGCCGGACCAGCAGAAGGCCCTTGGGAACTGGACCCCGATGCGGCGGGCGACCCGATGCGGAGAGCCAGTCGCATATGAGCGCGGCCCGGACCAGCGGGAGGCTAGTGGGAACTGGACCACGATGCCCGCTGCGACGGGCGAGCCGATGCCTAGGTCCAGTCGCATATGGGCGCGTGCCGGGCCAGCGACAGGCCCTTGGGCAACAGAGCCGGATGCGGCGGGCCAGCCACACGGGTGGAGCGGGCCGGGCCGACAACCGGTCCTGGCCCCGATGCGACGGGTGACCCGATGCGGAAGGCTGGTGACTGTTGCAGGGAGAAGGTGAGGACATGAGCAGTAATACACTTCAGGCGCATCTGGAAACCGGAGCGACGACGGTCTGCCGCTGCTGGGCGGTAGAGCGGCGGGACGGAACCCGCATGGGATTCACCGATCATGATACCGACCTGAGCTTTGACGGCCTGCTGTTTCGCGCCGCGACCGGCATGACCGCCGCGCAGCTCGAGCAGGTGACCGGGCTGGCCGTGGATAACAGTGCCGCCTCCGGCGCGCTCACCGCGGAAGGGATCACGGAGGAGGATATCGCAGCGGGGCGCTACGACGGGGCGGAGGTCCGGTCGTGGCTGGTCAACTGGGCGGATGTCGCCCAGCGCGCCCTGCGTTTCCGGGGGGAGATCGGGGAGATCCGGCGCGGCGCCGGCGCCTTTGAGGCGGAGTTGCGGGGCCTTGCCGACCGGCTGAACCAGCGGGGTGGGCGGGCGATCCAGCGGGGTTGCGCCGCGCGGCTGGGGGACGCGGCCTGTGGCATCGACCTTGCCGATCCGCGCTATGGCTGCGAGGGCGCGGTCATCTCCGTGACGGGCGCGCGCGTCATCCAGCTTGGCGACGCGCTGGGCGGCTATCCTGCCCGCTGGTTCGAGCGTGGGAGCCTCACCATCCTGTCCGGCAGCGCTTCGGGGCTTGTCGGGCTGGTGAAGCTCCAGAAGGACGGGAACGTCGAGCTGTGGCAGGAGCTGCGCGCGCCGCTGCATCCGGGTGACAGGGTGCGGCTCACGGCGGGCTGTGACAAGCGGCTTGCAACCTGCGGCGCGAAATTCTCCAATACGGTGAATTTCCGCGGCTTTCCCCATGTACCGGGAGAGGACTGGCTCGTCGCCTCCCCCGCGCGGAGGATGGGGCGATGAGGGGGGATGTCGTCGCCGCCGCGCGGCTCTGGCTGGGCACGCCCTATCGCCATCAGGCCTCCTGTCGCGGGGCGGGGGCCGATTGCCTCGGCCTGATCCGGGGGGTCTGGCGCGATCTCTACGGCCCGGAGCCTGAAGCCGCCCCCGCCTATACGCCCGACTGGGGTGAAACCGGGCGGCAGGAGGTGCTCTGGTCTGCGGCCAGACGCCACCTGATCCCGCTCGCCCCGGGCCTGCCGGAACCCGGCGACGTGCTGCTGTTCCGGCTGCGTACCGGGGGCATCGCCAAACATCTGGGCATTGCCGCCGAAACCGGCGCGACGCCCACGTTCATCCATGCCTACAGCGGCCATGCCGTCGTCGAAAGCCCGCTCTCCGAGCCTTGGGCGCGGCGCATCGTGGCGCGTTTCGGCTATCCGAAGGGAGCGATCTGA